TCGATCATGGGCCATTTCCACAAGCGTCATGGCGTCACCGCCGTTTTCATGGAAGGCCATCGCCATCACCGAATTGAGTAGGCTTTCAATCACCAGCGCATCGTCTTGAAGCTGCGCACGGGTGCGGGGTGTTTTCTTGGATTTCTTGGTCATGTTGGTTCTCGCGTTTTGGCTTCTTAAGGCCGTCACCAGCGACAGGCTGGCACCGGGGTGTTAAGAACCTGCCGCGAGACAGGCCGAACGTATTTACCTAGCGGCTATTGCATTTCGTTCGCACCCCGGCACATAATGCCAGCATACGGCGCACCGCTAAGTGCGTTCGTCATTTGCCACCATCCGCGTCAACGGATGAAACCTTAGTCAGGTGTTGCGGCTATCGCGGTCAGGGTTCTTAAGCCCACTGACACAATCCCCCAAAGCACGGAATTGGTCAAGCCCTACGGGGCCTTGAACCTATCTGCCCGACATGCTCTCTTAAACGACGAAAAGGAGATTGAAATGATCTGGGTTCGTATTTTTGAGCATAACCAACCGATTAACTCATCCAAACTGCATGATTGCTATATGGGCGCATTACCCGAAGTTGGCGACCTCGTTTCAACAGGTGGCGGTGACGAAGAACAATATGAGGTTAAATCCCGATTGTTCTTCATCAACTATGATGAGCAAGAGCGCCAAGAAGTTGCACTAGGTGTAGTGCCGCACGGCACGTCCAATTATGATCTGAGTGGGGCGCTTTAAGCGTCCCAATCCACAAGTTTCAGAGCCTCGCCCGTATCAACGCCAGCCTCTTTTGCCATCGCCAATGTCTGCACAATCGCGCCAAGCGCCCGCGCACGGCCACCCGCGTCAAAGGCTTGCAGAGGGCGCATCACGTCCAGTTTTACGACCTGTCCGAATTTCTCACTGGCCTCTTGGCTGATCATCGCCGCAACGGGTTGCAGCGCCCATTGGGCAAGGTGGCGCTGCGCTTCCCTTACCATCGGTCCCGTGGTGGCGATGTTGCTCAAACCGGGCAGAACGCCATAGACCATTTCAATCCCGCCCTTGGCTGATGCCAGCGTTTCCTTGGTCATAGCCTTGGACAGGTCAGGCGTCACATCGGTAGGCTTGAGGTCAGTCTGAGGCGCGGGACCGCCCGCCGCCGTGACGTTGACCGATTCTCGCACCATCACCTTGCCCCGGAACCCTCGAAACCCACGGGCAATATCTGCCATGTCGGTATCGGGGGCCTCAGGGAATGGAACCACGGATGAACCCAAGGGCGCATTGGCATAGACCTCAGACAATGCCGCCTCGACAGTTTGCAACAGACCAGCCGTCAGCCGTGCGCGGCGCAGCGGGCTTTGACCCACATAGGGCATACCCACATCGGCCCCGATCCGCAGGTGCAGCACCTCGCCCGCTAGGGCCGTTTGTGTCTTGCCGCCGCCCGTGTCAGGGATGCCAACGCGGTAAGCCGTAGGCTTGGAATAGCGCGTGGTCAAATCCCAATCCGAACAGGGCAACAGACCGTCCTCGCGGATCACGAACACACATTCCCCGCGCAGCGCCAGAGAGCGCCCAGCAAGGGCCAGCATCATCGGGGTCAGCATGTCGGTGCCGTCCACATCGGACAGGCTCAGACCACCCTCCCAGAGGCTCACGCACCCTTGCACCGTGGCCGTCAGTTCCGCCACACCGTCAACGCCGCCGATATAATCCGCACGGGCCTGCATCACTTGTGTGGTGTATCCGGTGCCAGTGGACCGGGTTTCGTTCTCAGGCTCTTTTCGTTTGAATGGCCACATATCTACGCCTTTCTGAATGGGCGCAGCAGATCGCCAGCACCGCTTTGTTGCATTGCCCGCGCTACCCAATTCGGGCTGCGCTCAAGTTCCTCTTGAATGGGTCCGATTGCCACGGATGTGCTGGACGCACCCGCCGTTCCCGAATCATCGGCCAAGTATTCAGCCAAGCGCCGGAATGCCTCAGAGATGGGCGCAGGCACGTCACCAGCGCCAACCTGCGCAGTGATGCGATAGGTGCCATCAAAGGGTAGGCAGAGGCCCAGAGGCCCGTCCAGCAGGGTCAGACCTTCCCATTGATCGCCCCAATAATGGGCCACGCTGGACACCACGGGCGTCAGGCGCGGGTGAAACTCATCCCCGCCGTCTGCCCGCAAGGTCCAAACCACCTCGCGTTCGGTGAAGCGGTGCGCAGTATAGCTTTCGATCCTTGCCCAGATCATATCCGCGTCCAGCGCCGCCGCCGCAGCAGAAAGGCCAGAGGGTGCATCGGGATAAGCCGCTGGCACATCCTCAAATTGTTTGATCACATCAATCATCAGCGATACCTCCCGATCTGGAAACGGCTTGGCAGAAACACGCGGGCTTGCGGGGGCTGTGACCAGTTGCGGGCCTCTACCTGCGCCTCAGGATACGCGGGCCGCGTGACCACGCTGATTTCATAAAGCAGCGCCGCCAGCACCGTGCGGATGATTGCGTTATGCGCCCCGTTCTCAGGGTCGTGGCCTTCATCTTCGATCACCTCAGGCTCAGGCACGGCCCGCTTGGGTGGCAGGCGGAACCCCGGCGATATGCCGAGCGTCAGGCCCGCCGAGATACCCGCCAGAATATCCCGCACATAGGACACCTCTTGCATTTCCTCTGAAATGGTCGCGGTGAAGGTCAGCGCATCATCAGCGTCCACAAGGTCCAGCGTCCCCGCCGATCTGGACGCCAGAGGCTTGTCAAAGCTGTGACCCACCAGAAAGTGAATATCCTCCTCAGGACGGTCCACACGATAGGCAAAGGCGCGGGGCGCAATCACCTCTTTTTTCGGCCTGCCGGAACGGCCCCCATCACTGAGGACCGCCCGCTTGCCATAGGGAAACCGACCTTGCAGCGCCAAAGCACCAGAGGCCCGCTTGCGTAATTCCAGACCGCCATCTGCAAAGCCGGTCAGCATCACTGCACCCCGGTCAGGATTTCGAGCTGCACACCACGCGCAACGGTCACGTCCATTGTGGTCAGAGCCGTCAGGCGCAGTTGCCCAGACTTGGCGTCGGAATAAGGATCACGGATCAGGTCCACCGCGCCCCACATACCGCAGAATACTGGGGAAACGCCGTTGGTGGTCGTGGTCAGCAGCGCATTGGACGCCAGCGGATCACCGGACGGGGCCGTGATGCCGTTGGTGGTCAGGACAGTTTTGCCCATCTTTGCCACCAGCCGATCCCACTCAGAGATTGCCAACCCGCTGATCAGTTCGTCCATGCTGTCAAAGACCTCAGGACGCAGCAACAGATTGACCGCGCCGGGGCCGCTGGCCGCGTTCGCCGTCATAAACCGCACCACCGCCGCACGGAACGCCGCATAGGACGCCGCCGCATCAATCGCCGTTTCTGTGATGCCGTAGGTGGACGCGCCGGGGAAGATGCCCAGAGGCTCACCACCAGAACCAGAGCCGAGGAAAATGGCCCGGTCAGTCTCTTGCTGGATTGCCGCCGACATATCGCGCCGCACCGCTTGCTCAAGGCCAGCGCCCACCTGTTTCAGCGCCTTGCGGGTGATCTTCATTTGAACACCCAAAGTCTGATCAGGTTTCATCGGCACATCGGTTGTCGTGTAAGCCTGAGGCCCCGGCACGTCGCCAGTCTCAGAACCAGCCCAGCCCGGTTGTGCGCCGCCCGTGGCAACAGGATATTCAATTTCACCCACGCCCACGTTGATCATCCGGCAACCCATCGCCGTTGCAGAGGAACCCGCAAACAGACGTTCGATTGTCGGCATGGTGCGGATAGGGTCAGGCACACCGCCCGCCAGCGTTTCACCAGCGCGGGTTTCCAGCGCCTCAAGGGGAACGGGGATACCTTGGAACCCGCCCGCGCTGCGCAGTTCTTCCACCATTTCAGCGGTTGCACCGTCCAGCTTGCGGCCTTCATCCAATGCCAGGGCGACTTGGCGCACCTCAAACTTGGATGCCATTTCGGCCCATTCGGTATCCGAGCGGGTTTCGAGTTCGGCCCCGGCCTCGCGGCGCTCATCGTCCTCAGCCGTCAGGGCCGCACGGAACCGGGTTTCGTTGGTGCGATATTCTGCATCCAGCGTTTCCATGGACCGCGTTTCGTCCTCTGTGGGGGTTTCCTTGCCCACAAGGGTTGCCAGTTCTTGGCGAATTTCCGACTGACGCCGGGTGATTTTCAGTGAATCAAGCATGATTATATCTCCTGTTGCTCGATGGGATTGCGCTGCATATCGCGCAGCAGGTCACGCCATTGCTGGCGCTTTGGGGTCAGAGCCTTATGCCCAACCTCAATTCGGGTTTTCTGAGCGTGATGCCGCGCGCAGAGGATCTGCAAATTGCTCAGGGTGTAAGCGAGTTCGGGGTGCGTCCTGACGGGCAGGATGTGGTCACATTCCAGCCGTTGCCGTGCGCCGCATTTCACACATTGCCAGCCATCGCGTTCAAGCGCCTGCATCCGCAGGGCCTTCCACCGGGGGCCGCGTGTGACCCGTGCAGAATGGCGTTTGTATTCCTTGCGCTTGCTCATCGGCGCACCTGCAATTCATAGCAGATCACCACGCCGTCAGGGCCAAGGGTGCCGACACCATGAACGTGAAATTCCTTGCCGCCGATCACCAGCTTATAGGAGGTGGAAGGCTCCACACCCGCCGTCATAAATACGCGCAGGTCTGAGTCGGAAATGCCTGAGTTGGTGCGTTGCTCCAGCGTGTATTCAGTCACCGCAACAATCACGTCATGGTCGATAGGAACGCCGGGTGTGGGGTTCCAAGGATCACCCTGAGGTGCGCCCGGTTGCCGCAAGATTGCCGTCTGCCCAAAGCGTTTAATCAGCCGTGTGGCCGTGTCTGTCATCCCCATGCGATGCGCCCCCCTTTATGTGCTGGCCTGCCCATGATCCGCGCACCCTCAGCCACCCCCAGAACAGCGGCACATGCGGCGTCGATCCGGCCCATGGATCGACCCTTTACGATTTTGGAATTGCCCGCCGGGTCGATGAACACCGCCGCCTCGCCAATGGCGTGACGCATCAACGCGCTTTCAGAGGTGTGCAGCTTGCCGTCAAAAACATAGCGCCGGAACCGCTCCACATCCTCAGAGCCATCCTTGAACCCCATGCCGCGCCATATGACAGGCGCACGGTTGCCGATCTCTGCCAGCGCGTCACCGATCTCAGATTGTTTGAACCGATCCGCCACGATTGCGGCAACGCTTTCACCTTCCACATGCCCCAGCACCCGGCGCAGCCATTGGCCCATCGGGACAGTCTTTTGCCCCATCAACGCCAGTTCTTTGCGCTTGTGCATTTGGGTGTAGAGATCGCCAACCGCGTCAGCCTGCCCACGCGCCTCAAGTGTCGGGACGGTGCCAAACGCGCCCCACACCTCAAGACGGCCTGTCTCAGGCCAGAGATATGCCGCTGCACTCATGGACGCCGATTGCCCTTGATCCAGCCCGATCACCACTTGGCCGCGACGGGCAGGCAGATCATCGGTTTCGCATTGCAGCCA